CAAATACACCTGTATATTTCTTGAATACATCTTGTGATTGTGTTTTTATTACACATCGTCGTCCTTTACTACTATAGCAGTGATTTCTTTTTTGTAATGATTTTATGCTAGTTTCATCAATACAAATTGTAATCTATTATTGACATCGTCATTACTATTAGAAGTATTAGCATTAATTTTTATAATTGCCAATATAGAAAAAAATATATTCTTTGGAGAAATATTTTATATATTAAATTTTGCCTTTTTTTATTTATATTTACATTTTATTTGATTCTAATGAAAAGCAGTTTTAACGAATTGCTATAAACAAATTTTACATGGGAATGAGAAACCCAACCTTAAATTATTTAAAGTGAAACGACTTAAAATTGTCCCATTTTAAATGTTCAGGTGTGTAAAACAAAAAATGATAATAGTGTTAATAGCACCTGGCTTCCAACCTTTCCCGCCAAAAGGATGGGGTGCAGTCGAAAGTGTAGTATGGGATTATTATGAGAACTTAAAAAATAGAGGATATAATGTTGTTATTGTGAATACACCAGATTATAACAAGATGATAAATGAAACAAATTCAAATAATCCAGATGTTGTGCATATTATGTATGATGATTATATTGTGGCGGCGCCTGCCATAAAATGTAATATTATTTACTATACAAGTCATTATGCCTATTTAACACATCCGCAATTTGAACAAACACAACAATGGTATTTTAATAATATATTTCGCCACGTTATTAGCTTTAAGAATTTAATTTTTATAAACGCAATTAGTGAAGAAATAAAACAGATTTATGTAAAATATGGATTTCCAGAACATAGAATAAATGTAATATGTAATGGTGCAAGAGAAGATTTGTTCAGGTTCTCAACGACTCCAAGTAAGTCAGATAAATCGGTGTATATAGCAAAAATAGAAACACGAAAGGCGCAAGTTAAGTATCAAGGATTACCAGATATTGATTTTGTAGGTAATTACCACAATTCGCACTTTGATATAACTAATCCAAATTATTTGGGAGAATGGGATAAACCAACACTTTATAACAATTTGACTGAATATGGAAATCTAGTTTTATTATCGGACGGAGAGGCGGACCCATTAGTAGTAAAAGAGGCACTAATCGCAGGATTGGGCGTTGTTATTAGTGAATGTGCATCTGCAAATTTGAATTTATTGAAAGGATTTATTACTATTATACCGAATGAAAAAATAAACGATTTGGTATTTGTAAATAAGGCAATTGTAGAGAATCGAAAATATAGTGTTGAGAACAGAGAAGAAATACGAGATTATGCACTATCTAAATTTTCATGGAAAAAGGTAATTGATAATTATTATGAACGGTGTTTGAAAAATTATAAACTATTTTGAAAATAGTATAAAAATGTATGTCTTATAATAACATATACGATACGTTATTATAAGATAAGATGAAAATAGCTTTGATTGGACCTGGTATTATGACAATCCCACCACCTGGACACGGAGCAGTTGAAATTCTCATTTGGGATTATTTTTTAGAACTTATAAATCAAGGACATGATGTAGATATTATTAATAAAATGCGTATTATGCCACAAGACCAATCGCAGCCAAATACTCCATATTGTCAAGAACTTATTCGAACTATTAACTCTGGAAATTATGATTTCGTACATTTGCACTATGATTGCCTTTATCATATTATGCCCTTTTTAAATTGCAAAAAAATAGGGATTACTAGTCATTATCCATATATTGACCAAATTGATAAACATTCCTCAGATGGATATGCAAATATATTTAAATTTTTAGTAGAAAATAGGCAATTTTATAATTTCGTTTTAGCGGATAAAGATGTAAACACATTTTTAAAATATGGTGCGGACCCATCAAAAATATTCAAAATTAAGAATGGAATCGACAGTAAGTTATTTATGTTTAATGAAAATCCCACAAATCCAGATAGAACAATTTATTTGGGAAAAATAACCGATAGAAAAAACCAAACAAAATATCAATATATTGATGGCATCGATTTTGTTGGAAATGTAGTAGATACTCGATTCAATACAAATGCCGATAATTATAAGGGACACATGACAAGAGATGAAATTCATAATAATTTGACGGATTATGGAAATCTTCTATTGTTGTCAAATGGTGAAGCAGATCCGTTAGTTGTAAAAGAAGCGTTGATTGCTGGTCTTGGTGTTGTTATAAATAAATCATCTAGTGAAAATTTAGATATTACGAAGGATTTTATTACCATCATAGAGGATAATAAAATGAGCGATTTAGTTTATATAAAACAGAAATTGTTCGAGAATCGTGAAATATCTCTTAAAAAACGCAGAGAAATCCGCGATTATGGTATAGCTAAATTTGATATTGCAGATGAAGTGCAAAGATATATAGAATTTATTCAATAATTATGCTAGCCTACAATTTATTCTTAGTGGATTTTTTGGTAATTTCGAATAACTGCATTAACATTAACAATAATGAATATTTATTCAACAATAAATATAAAAGAAACAACTTACTATTATTATTTATGACATCATTAGTTGAAAGTTTTCCTACCAAGTATGGAAACATTAGTTGTTATTTAAATGACATAGTATTCTCGTCGTTTTTAAGAAAAGGTCAAATATACGAAGAGGATCTTATTACAAAATATATTATTCCGATTTTAAATAGTGATGATTCAACAAAACTAATTCTTGATATAGGTGGACATATAGGAACGCATAGTATTTTATATTCAAAAATGGTAAATTGCAATATTTTAACATTTGAACCGCAACATAAGATATATAATATTTTAAAGCATAACATCGATTCCAATAATATTAAAAACTGTAAGATATTTAATAATGCTGTTGGTCATGCGAATATGAAGACAAACCTTAGCAATATGTTATATGATGGTTATAATCTAGAAATTCAATATGATACTACCACTATATTTAATTATGGTGGAATTGGTCTTGGAAAAAATGGAGAAGATGTAAACATGATTACAATTGACAGTTTAAATCTTGAAATGTGTGATTATATGAAAATAGACGTTGAGGGTGCGGAAATACTTGTATTGATTGGCGCGCAAAATACGATTCAAAAATACAAACCTCTAATCTGGTTTGAAAAAACAGACAAATGTGTTTCACCTGAAATGAAAGAAAGTATGGGTATAGACTTTGAACTACCAGACACTTTTGAATTTTTGACCAATCTTGGATACAGGTTTCACAATTTAAATAATGACAACATCATTGCATATCACATTACAAATACGCGCAAAATTGAAATTGATATTTCTATTAAAGAACAAACAATTTATTCGGAGTCAGGAGAAGACGGAATTTTATTTGAATTATTCAATATATTCGGTGTAACAAATAAATATTATTTAGAATTTGGTGCAGAAAATGGCACACAATGTAATACGAGAGCATTAAGAGAATTTATAGGATTTAACGGAGTTCTCTTTGATATGAGTTATGAAAATAAAGATATTAATTTGCATAAAAATATGATAACAGATGAAAATGTAGTAGATTTATTCAAAAAACATAACGTCCCGTCAGAATTTGATTTGTTGTCGGTTGATATTGATTCTCATGATTTTTACGTTCTTCATGAAATATTAAAATCATATACACCTCGAATATTTGTATGTGAGTATAATGCAACACATTTGCCGTCTGACGATAAAGTTGTACTAAGAAATGCTATAAATTTTAATGGCAACTATTTTGGAGCGAGTATCTTGTCTTTTTATAAATTGGCAAGAAAATACAATTATTCGTTAGTTTATGCAAACAAAAAAGGTGTTAACCTATTTTTTATTCATGATAAATTGTTACAAAATTCTATATATACTATAAAAAATATAAATGATGTTAATCGAATTTATATGACGCCAAAATATGGGAATGGACCAAACGGGGGTCATATGCCAGACATTTATAATCAGACTTATATTTCATCTGATGAATTGTTATAATAATTATAAAATTGTTTTTAGTCAATATATTTACCTGGCGATGGGCTTATTTTCTTTACCAAATTGGTAAAGAAAATAAATTAATGGATTCGCAAAAATTCCACAATATAGTTAATTATGTTTATTCAAATTAATAAAACTTTCAATAGATCTTGAATACGATTCAAATAAGTATGTTTTTCCCGAACAATATCCATACTTTTTTTAATCATATCATAATTATGAATTTGTGAAAGTGCATCATGAAATAGTTGTTTTTCGTCAGAATTATATACTACACTTTTTTCTAACAATTCATAACTATGTTTTGAATTCGTAATTCCCAAATGGCCATAACTGATTGATTTTAATAATCGGCAAGCAATATAACCAATCTGTTTATGACAAGTGCCAGTTTCTCCTATCGCAACTTTACTTGGATCACCAGAGCTTCTCAAATCAGGTGCCATTAAAGATCGCATAGTATATTCTTGAACAAGATCAAACGCTAAAGGGTTTCGCCAAGGATCATTTACAACAAACTCAACGCCTCTTTGTAAACACTCTTGATAAAAAATGGCGATCTCCTTTGTATTATGATGATTTGCACTACCAAACCAATAAATTCGGTTGTCCCTTTGTTTATAAATATTTTCTTCTTTGATTTCTTCTGGTAAAAGATCAGTTGCCCAACATGTGTAAATACATTCATATTCCATCGGTTTTGGGTTGTTATGACATCTTGCAATTCCACCATTATCTTTTAGTTTTTCATAATATGTACAATCGCTTATTTTTTTGCATTTTGATTTATCCACTACATAATTATAGTTACAATCTTTTATGCTATCCACTAAATATCTTATCTCTATGAATCGTGCAACGTTTCCTATGTATTTTTCAGGATTTCTTGCTATATGAACAAAATAGATAGATGTCGAGACAATTGGAATCTTTTCATCCGCGTATCCCTCTGTTATAAAAAGACAATTATTATAATCAAAATCTAACGGGAAATTTTTATCGTCAAACCAATATGTGTTGTAACAAAGGTATTTAAATCCCTTTACCCAACCATAATGAATATAACTATGTGTATGAGTATGTAGAGGAAATCCCCATACGATTACTTTGGAAAACATTATTAAACTATATAAATTTTATTGTTTATGTACATTTGAAATAATATAAAAACATTACAACGATTTATTAATAATGCAAATTACAAGTTTTGAAGAATACGAAAAAATATTAAGATCTCCATATGTATGTTATCCTATAGACATAAATGTAGGTTTTTATGGATTTTGTAGTTATCAACCACAGGCATGGGATTATGTATTTTTTTCAATACGTCAATATTATCCAGATTCTCCAATAGTATTAATTAATGACGGATTGGATCAATATGATTATAGTGAAATGGCAAAAAAATACAATTGCATTCATATTGTAAAGGACCGTGAGATTTGTTTACACTATCCAGATATTGAAGGTTCTTATGAGTTTTTAAATCGAACTTTAGAAGCATGTAATTTATGTGAAACAGAATGGATGATTCATTTGCACCCAGATGTAATATGCCAGGGAAAAATTAGTTATTATCCAAACGCACACCTAGCTGGGGTTGGGTGTGGATCATTTACAGGCATTTCTAATAATAATTGGGATATGAATAATAGATCAGATTTGAAGATGGTTGAACTGTATATTAGAAGATATCAACCCGATGTTGAATTAAATGGATGGGGATGGTGTGGTGGCAGTATAATGAATGTAGAAGCATTCAAAAAAGTATATGATAGTGTTATAGGAGAAAATGCTATCTTTAAATTAGAAGACATTCGTAAAGATTCATGGTTAAATGTTACAGAACACGAAGATACTATGATGTCTCTTTTATTTGCTTTGAATGGATTTGTTTTTAGGATATGGAAAGACAACCCAGAATATCATAGGGGATCTAGAGAAGGAGCATTTTTGCATGGTTTTAAAGAACATTATGATTTTAAAAAACAGGGGTTATCAACAGAAGAATATTTTACAAAAGTTAGAACACAACAAATTTACAAAAGCGAACAATTGGGTCTTCTTAACATGAATGAATGTAGTAGAACTAATTATGATGCAAAGTATTTATAAATGAAAATAATATTTTATAAAATATTATTTTTATTCTTTGTTACATGTAATACATAGATGCCAACCTAATTTTGGTTTTAAAGCATCATAAACAAAATCAGGCATATGTTTAAACCACTCTTCCTTTTCATAAATATTTTGTTTATATTCTTTAATTTTATAAGGGAATATGTGTGTTTGTAGTATATTTATATTAATAAAACATGTTAACATCTTATTAACCTCTGTTTTAGTATAAGTATGTGCGATAGGAGTATTTGGTTGCGCTTCAAACTGATCTAATCCAGAATCTATCATTATTTTTTTCCACGAATTCTTGGCATACAACATCAATTTGAAAGTACCTCCAGGTCTTAATATTCTATAAACTTCTTTAATAATTAACTCTGGATTTACAGTATGATGTATAACGCCAAAAGAATAAACTAAATCGAATGTGCCATTTTCAAATTTACTCAAATCCTCTGCATTTAAATTGTAAAAATTTCCAGACAATCCGTACAACTCAAACCGTTTTTTGGTTATATCTAATGCTTTATTAGATAATTCAATTCCTGTGTAATTTGCACCATTTGTAGCAAACATATAAGCATCTGAACCGATGCCACAACCAATTTCTAATACATTTTTTCCCTTCCATTTTTCCAATTCCATAAAATTCAAAATATGGGGTTCAACAAAATAACGTTTATGTAAAACCTCTTTAAAATATTCATGTGTATTTATTTCTTTTGTCGAATGTTTTACATTACATGGTTGGGTATTCCAATATTCTTTTACGGTTTCTATCTCCATAATATATATATATTGATAATTTATTGTTTATATTATATTAACAATAATTTATAATATATTTACATTTGTATAAATCAATATAAAAGCAATTTTTTAATTATTAAAATACTATGAAAATAGGTGTAATTGGATTAGGGCGTTTAGGATTGCCGGTAGCTGTAGCAATTGATAACAAAGGACATAACGTATTAGGTTATGATATCAACCCAAATTATAATTCTACAAAACATCCAAAGGATTTACTTTATACAAAGGAAACAGACGAAACTGGTAAGAACACATTAACCCCGATGTTAGAAAAGAGTCAATTAAAAATAGCGGATACAGCAAAAGAGGTAATCGAACATGGTGATATTATATTTGTTGCAATTCAAACGCCCCACCAAAAACAGTTCGAGGGACATATGCCTATGCCAGAAGATAGATGCGATTTCAATTATACGTACTTAATAAATTGCATGGAAATGATAAATAATGAATTGAATGAATCCAAACAAACAAAGATTGTTACTATAATATCAACTGTTTTACCAGGAACCCTTCGAAAGTATATTTTACCAAATCTTTCGCCGTATGTTAAATTGTGTTATAACCCATTTTTTATTGCGATGGGAACTGTAGTATACGACTTTTATAATCCCGAATTTATTTTACTTGGTCGCGTTGATGAGGAGGCAGAGGCCAATGTGAAAGAATTCTATAAAACGATTACAGATTCTACAGTATATTCAACCACTTTGGAGAATGCTGAACTTATAAAGGTTTCTTATAATACATTTATTACTACGAAGTTGGTTTTAGTAAATAATATTATGGAGATGTGTCATCATTTACCAAACACTAACGTAGATGAAGTAACTAATGCGTTAAAATTAGGAACTAGAAGATTGGTATCCCCATCTTATTTGACTGGTGGAATGGGAGACGGTGGTGGTTGCCATCCACGTGATAACATCGCTATGTCTTGGTTAAATAGAGAGCTTGGAATTGAAAATAATTACTTCGATTTTATTATGAAAAAACGTGAGAAACAGACTGAGTTTTTTGTTAATATAATCGAACAAAAAATAAAAGAAACTGGGTTGTCTGTATGCATACTTGGTAAATCATTTAAGCCAGAAACGAATTTAACGGAAGGTAGTCCGGCCATACTTTTGTCTAACTTACTTAAACTTAGAGGAATAGAATCGGATCAATATGACCCTCATATTGATGTTATAGATAAAGATTTCAAATTAGAGAAAAAGATATATTTTATTGGGTGCAAGCATTCTGTATTTTGTACATATGATTTCCCTGAGGGTTCTTGTGTTATTGATCCAAACCGATACATTCCATTAAAAGATGGTGTTGATGTAATTCATGTCGGAATAGGAAAGTAATGTTTTCATATTCACAATATTTTTGAATATGAAAATTAAAACAATAATAAAATGTCCGGGTTATACATATTTAATTGGTCATTATTATTCAAGTTAATATAAGGAGTAATTTTTCGTTGACTCGCAATTTGAAGAAACCAACCACATCTTGAAAATTCAGACTTAGAAATGGTAGAAATATATCCTTGACATTGACTTATAAAATATAAATCGGCTAATCCGCTATCTACAATAAATGGTATTCTATTTGGTTCTAATGTGCAAAATACTTCCAAATCTACAAACACGTCTTTAAATCTAAAAAACTGTGACCTATCTATCGGCAAATAAAGAAGTTTCCACTCTGGTCGAATTTTTTGCAATTCATTAATTTCTTCATCGCTATCTGTAGAAATATATATATATTCAAATCCATTAATGGAAATCATTTTATCAATATTTTTAATGTAATCGTCAAGATGGTAAAATGGTTTACTTGAAATAGATCCATCATTATTGCAAGAATCACCTCTTCTTATTTGAACCGCTAATATTTTAGATGCGTCGGGCCAATCCATGTTTGTTTTGAAAAAAGTCATTTTTTCTTGATATTTGTTATTAAACTGAAATGTATATTGCAAACAAGACAAATATAAAAAAAATATAAATAAATTCTCTGGTGGTTGAATAGAATTACCATTTATTTGCAAATCACTAACTGATTCATTTTTTGCAAAACTATCAAAAAATATTTTCCACCCATCTATATTTTTTTCTACGTTGCAATCGAATCCCCGGCTCCATAACCAAGGATACCAATCACCCATATTTTTATTATTTTTCCAGAAATCAGGCTCTCCATTTCTTGCTGCGTTATCGATGTATGAAGAATGACCATTTACTACATTTAGCACCATGTATGATGAAGCCATTCTTATATTTTTAGCAATTGGATAAAATGTTAATGGTATCTCATTACAATTGTTGTTTTGATTTTGCACTTTATTTACAACTTCATTTGTGTAATTTAAAAATTTACTGAAGTCGTTGTCATTTACCGTTGAATTTTCTATCAAATACTCATTATCAAATAGTGGGTAATTTTCCATCTATTATATAATTGTTAATTATATAATGTTTCTATATAATTATTAGCATAATAACTATTGTTAATTAAATTATAGTTAAATAAATATAAAAATAATTGTTTGTACCTATGAAGATGAAACTCAAAGATTATTTAAATAGCTATAATTTTTTCGATGACGATCATATTACAATAACTAATATAGAAATTTTATTTAAAAATATTTGCGAAAAATATGATAATTATATTTTTACATATGGAGAACTTGAAAAATTTATAAATTCAGATAAAAAAATAACTATTTTGTCAATTAATCCAGATAGTGATATTCCAAAACCAAAAGATTACGTAATTAGTGAATATAATAATCCATATCTTATGTTTGATGAAGAAAAACAAAAAATGATAGATGAAATTGACTATTTTGAAAAAATAGAATTGGATATGTTGAACAATATAAATGATAATATTGAAAATATTTATTGTAATTCTGTTGGGAAATTACATTCAAAAATAAATATGGTGCCAATCGGTAGAGATTTCAAAAATGTCGATTTTTTTGAATATGCAGATCAATTGTGTAAAAATAAAAAAACGATATTGTGCTATTATAATGTAACACTACCACCTAAAAATTTTCATTGGTACGGTTTAATAAGAGAACATATTTATAACTTAGTAAAGGATAAAGATTTTATTAAAAAAAAGAAATGTCAACAACACCCTAGAGTTTATACACATGTAGATATAGTCGAATATTATGATGATTTGTCAAAAAGTAAATTCATGATTTGTCCTCGTGGTTGTGGAATAGACACTTATAGATTTTGGGATAGCATTTATATGGGTTGTATACCCATAGTAGAAAAATACGAAGGTTATAATCAATTTGACGATTTGCCAATTTTGTTTATTAATAATTGGAAAGAAATAGAAAACATTTCACCCGATTATTTAGAGTCAAAATGGAAAGAAATGATAGAAAGAGAATACAATTACGACAAATTACGTATGTCTTACTGGAAAAACAAAATCTTGAACCAAAATACATTATAAAAAATCGCCTCTGTCTCTATATTTTGATGAGGTTTCAAAATTGGGATTCTAATGACTATTTTAAATTTATTTACACAACGTTTGATTGAGATTGGATTTACTTTGGTCTCTTGATACACAACCTAAAATAACAGGCAAATTATGAGATTATTTCAGTTAACCAAAGTACTCCAGATTGTACTTAATTTAACTACAATCAGGAAACTTGGCGGAACATCCCATCTCCCGATGATGCAATAACCTGGAGATTAATGGTTAGCATCAAATAATTTTAGCTGGTTTATTTTTCATTTATAAAATTACAAATATCTGAATAATAATAATCGTCAAAAAACAAAAAATAATAGTTATGTAAATTATTGGACCCACTAGGTTTCTATATTTTAATTGAAATTGTGTAATCGGTGAGATGCTGGATTGATGCCTACAGTTGGTTTGAAGTCATTATTTTAAAACTAGCTGGCATTTGTCAACAAATAGATTATCACACTAATGAATTGTATAATTATACAATTCATTTTGAAAAATATTGTCTAAATTTGTCAATTATAATCCTAACCATTTGAATATTATTAAGTGATGTGGACTATTGTTGTTCAATAAATAAAATAATTCTGCATGTTCTTTCCATATAATAGCTAATGCAAGTTGCTCATTATTCACGTTTTTATTATTCAACATAATTTCAATAAAAACATGTTCTAATAAATTAGATATTATTTGAATCGCCGATTTACTACCACCAAACATGCCACCTGACAATAAATTATCAGACCTCCATATAAAATTGTCGTCTATTGGGAACGTCATCAAATCTCGCCGGTTCTGTATTATAAATCGATCATTTGATTGATTCAAAAGTTCTATTCCATTATTGCTCGGATAAGATTTTGAAATATCAACATCTAAAAAAAATCTTGAACAGCCCGCATCCATCCAAAGAAAATATTCACTTTTAAATGGATTTTCGATTATTGCCATTTGTAAACAATCAAATTTGGAATATTGTATGATGTTATATTCAGGTAATACACATTCAACGCGATTAGGGTCTGCTATTTTATTTTTATATTCTGGACTTTCAATAATTTCTTTCATTCGATTATAATATTTATAATAATGAAGATCTTTGAATTCAATTACCTTTATATATGTATTGTAATATGGGTTGCGGTTCTCAATAAAAAATTCTTTAAACTTTTCCTCAGTAACTATAAATAAATTGCAATTTAACTGCAAAGTGCGTTTTATCCAAGATTTATATTCATCAATAGCCCTACCATCTCCTCGCTCCTCACGATTTATATCAAAAAATGCAGTAACTATAGTTACCGGATTCATGTTTAATATATTATATTATTTATCTATATGTTTATATTTATATTTATAAATATTTTTAGCAAAACAAAGTGTTAGTATAATATATTAATATAATATGAATCTCCAAATGCCTACAACTAATTTCTATGGAGTACAGCAAGGAGTTATGTATGGACAGAATGACCGCGTAGATGAATTAAATTCCCGAATAACATCTAGAAATACACCCGACGCACCATTAAGACCAAATTATGACCCCCGTTCCGTTTCCACAAAATATGCACATTTTCCTATGATAAATCGCCGAGCTCCGTCATATGAACCAGCACTTAATTATCTTGACCACAACGTATCTGTGAATTTCAACCCCGGTAATTCGCGTGCACCACCTGCTGGTTATTCCAACAAAATCGACGTAGAAAACGTGTTGAGAAATCAATTCTTTGCTATGCAGAACGGAGCTGGACAACATGTCTATATACCTTCGTCAAACAGCGACCTATACAAAACAACCGTTGTTTCTAAACCAGCGGAACAACCTTATCCATTATTATTTGAAAAGCAAGCATTTAGCAATAACTTACATCCTAATTTAGACAATACGGCCATAGGAAGGTCCGACTTCTTTAATCATACCAGAACCCAACTACGTGGTTCATCTATGTAAAAAAATATCCATTTTATTATATACATAAACAACTTATATGATAAAATACATATTATCAATTTTAGATTCAAAAGGACCTAATACAGTAGCTTTGAAATATCTCGTATTTATTACTATTATCGTATTATTATATCTCCTTTACAAATTAACCAAAAAACCAGAACAAAAACAAGAGGGGTTTCAGCAGAAAGAATCCTTTGTTTTGAAAAGGGACCAATCGATATATGACGATTTTTACGTTGAGGTATATGACGAATTGAATGAAACAAAAGAGAGAACAAATTGGGAAGTATTACAAACAATAAAAATGACACAACCTACTCGTAAAAATAGCGTATTTCTGGATGTCGGTAGTGGAACAGGTTCTCTAGTTAATAATTTAGTAAGTAGGGGATTCTATGCTTACGGAATCGATTCATCAAAAACTATGACAGAATATTCAGAAAAGAAACACCCCAATATCGAGGTAAAATGCGAGAACGTTCAAGACGCTATGACTTTTGAAAAAAATACGTTCACCCATATAACATGTACGAATTTTACCATCTATCAAATACAAGATAAGGCTTCCTTTTTCAAAAACTGTTATTTCTGGATGATGCCAAACGCCTATTTAATATTGCATTTAGTAGATAAGGCAAAATTTAGCGCGATTTCGCCATTAAGAAAAGCTGAGATTCGATGGATGCCATTTTTTAAAACAGAAAAACCCCGAGTAACCGATACTATAGCCGAATTTGACGATTTTCAATACAGAAAAACTTATAAATTCAATAATACTACTACAACTTTCACCGAAACATTCACCGACAAAGCTACACAGCATGTTCGACAAAATGAACAAACACTCTATATGGAAGATATAGATGATATTTTAAAGATGGCTAGTCGATGTGGGTTTGTTTTACATGGAAAGGTTGATATGAATTCTTTTAATGGTGACGAGAACCAATTTTTATATATTTTAGAAAGGCAGCTATAGTTGCGGAAATGTATAATAAACCAAATCATAAAATATATTAGATATGTTAATCCAATATATTTTTGTAACCCTATTTTTTACATTAATAGTGTTATTTGTTTATATTAAAATACGATACCCATTTTGGAATTTACAACCGGTATTTCATACATATGATTATTGGCGATATTTTTATTTCAAACCATTTATAGTATACAAATATTCCCCGATTAAAACAAAATACTGCGATTTCGAACAAATTAAAACAACGCCCTATTTAGAATGTTCTCAACAACAAAAGGATAATGTGGTAAATTTATTACAAACCTATTATTTACCTTCAGACCGAATGATACACACCATATCCGAGAATTATATTCATCAATTTATGACTGGTCATAATGAGCCAGCTTATGTGTCACTTTTTAATGAAAGGCATTATAATAAATTAGACCTTTCTGGAAATTACGACATAGTTTTATCAGAAATACCTGTCGGTTGTATTACTTCGAGACCAGCCAAGATATATTTTCGTCCAACATTAACAGAAGAAACGTATACCGAGATGCCTATTTATTATATTGATTTTTTATGTATTCATAGAGAAAAAGATGTTAAATCGTTAAGTCGAAAATTATTACAGACACATGAATATAATCAACGAAAAAAAAATCCAAATATACTCGTTTCGCTCATTAAAAAGGAGATAGATTTGTTTGATGGCGTAATTCCATGTATCCATTTCAACACTACAACATATTATTTACGTAATATACATTTTCCGGATTTGCCTCCTCATTTTCAAGTGGTAAGGGTATTAAAAGAAAATATGGATTTGCTAAGCAATTTTTTATATATACAAACGCATATGAATTTAAAAGGTGCGGATTTTTTCGATTTTTGCGTAATTCCAGACCTGGGTTCTCTAATAGCGTTGATAAATGCGGAATTATTATATGTATTTGTTTTGAAAAGTGGAGAACACATATATGGAATGTATTTTATTAAAGATTTGAAAACGCATTATGAAGATATTGAAGGAGAAACGCTACAAACTATAGCAAGTATATCAAACTCTAATAACAACGAGTTATTTTATTTGGGGTTTTTACATAGTTTACAACTTATCATAAAAAATAAGAAAAGTTATAAAATGATATTGTTTGATGGAATAGGGCATAATTTACAGTTATTAGAAAATTGGCAGAATAAACATACACCCATATTTACAAATAAAACAGCATATTATTTATTCAATTATGTATTTCCGAGAACGCCGTTGAGTTCGGATAGATGTTTTGTTTTGTTGTAAAAATTATTCAGTAAGACCCCATTTTTGTATAGCTTCGTCATATTCATTTCCAAATGTTTTATCAATAGCCTGTTTCATCGCAGTTGCACCACTAATAGTTCCTCCGGGATGTCCATGAATTGAACCTCCGCAATTTGCCATAAAATTATTACCAAATCTTTTAACAATTGCATTAACAACACCAGGGTGCATTCCGCAACTAAGAGCCGGAATTACGTTGTGACGATGCAGTATTTCTAAAACCTGTCGTAATTCTTCCTCATCATCACTCATGTATCCGCCCCACATTCCAGCATGAATAAAATCTACTCCACTTAGCCCAGCCAATTGACATATAACTTTCCAGTCAATGTGATAATCATGATTTACATTGGTTAATATTTTATCACCACTTTTTTGAAAATGAATCAAGAATTCTCTATCAAATGTTTCTGTTAACTTTCTAACTGACAAATATGAACCCATACCACACCAAAAATTTATATGTACAGCATTTCCGCCTAATTCATAAACTTGTTTTACTCTATCAAGTAAATATGGTGAATCTGCATTTATACAAACCGCATATACAACTGGGTCATAACCATCAATAACCCGCTGATTTAAATAATTCATAATCAAGGGAACCCTATCCTTTATTTCGCAAAAAGACGGATTTGATAATATTTCATCTTCTTTTATAAAATTGACACCTCCTTCAACCATTTGTTTAACCATAGCTAATAACACATCAGGTGTTATTCCTGTTTTTGGTTTAACAATTCCTCCAAGAAGTGGCTTATTATGCACATTTGTATATTTTCTTACTCCGTCTATTCCATATTTAGGCTTTTTAAAATACGTTTCAACTATTTTTTGAGGAAAATCTAATTTCAATAAATGGCATTTTATAACATTATCTATATCCATTTGACCTCCCATTAATTGACATAATAAATGACTTATCCCATCCTCTTCCCAATTTGTGTTTATAATCGGAAAAGCAATTTTAACAATTCCTGATTTGTTTTGCAAATCATCTTTATCGTGCATAACCTTGCATGAATATTTAATAAATAGATCATCTGTTTCCCATTCGTTTCTGACATTCGGATTTCCTACACTTTGCCCAATAGCTAATTCCCATGCTGCTTTCTCTAATGTTGTTTTGCTTTCTAAAAAATATGTGGCGATAACATTTTCGGTCGGATCGATATTAATATCAAAAATGATATCAGACATTTATAATTTTATAATAATAATCTGTTTAAGCGTATTTAATTATAAATTAGTTTATATTTTAATGGATAATCGGTACACACCGCAAAACAATTTATTGGTTTTTGTTTTACCCTTTCAGGCATAACACAAATAGATACATCTGTTAATTCTGTCCCAGGAAAATTCCAAATATGATTTTTAGATGTCAATACACATTTATCTTCATTATGATAAAAACATTCAATTTCGTTGTAATTTTTAATTATAAAGTACAAAGCCTCAATATTTTTACAGTGACAAAATAGTTTGTCTTTAACATTTAATAAGAATTCAATATCTATCTTGTATTGTGGTTCATCGTGTCCTAAATATAATAACCCATTTATTAACCACAAATCAGTTTCTATATAAAATCCATATTCGATTGCTTTTAATAAATATTCGGGCTTGTTTTCATCAGTTTCATTCGGTCCGTTAATATTACCCCTATGAGCAATATATATCATTTACATAAATGATAGATATTTACATTATTACTTTATCCGCATTTGAAGGTTTATTTTTAAAAACAACAAATGTGCAATCCTCTAAATATTCATAAATAGATGGCACATTTGGATTAAATATAAATACTTCATTTTCATTAATTACTTTATTATTACATCTCATTTTACCTTTAATTAATACATTTAACTCTATACAACGCTCATGATAATGAAAGTCATGAACACCTACACCTTTTTCTCTATTCATAACAGCCAATTCTATACCTGAATTTTTTAGTAAAGATGGTTCAAAGTCACCGACAATCCAACCTCTAACAAAATTGTCTAATTTATATATTTCAACATTTAAACCCTTGTAATCTAAATAATCATATACTTGTTCGGGAGTTCCTATCGATAAATATTTTTCATTATCGCCTAGTTTATATGCAGTTACCTTAATATTTTTCTCAATTAACAAATTATAAGACAGCGAAATGTAATATTCATTTTTACTTCTTATATCTCTATTAATTAGTTCAACTCCGCTATCAACAAAATATTTTCCTTTTTTCCAATAATGTATTCCCACTAAAGCATTATTTGAAATAACTTCTTTTTCTGTTAATTTAACTCCATAGTTGTTATCATCGAGTTGAATATAACTAAATTTCTCAGTAGTTTCATTAACAATTACAACATCCGCCTCAGTATTTGACATTCTCAAATAATCAATATATTTATCTTTATTCCATTCGAATATCTGATCTGAATTTGTTATAATCAACGGGGTTTCGTTATTAATATAGTCTTTGGCAGTTAAAGCAGTTTCAACCGCACCATTAGTAAGTTTTGGAACAGTCAGTACTATACAATTCGGTTTAATTTGTTTTAAATGTTCAAATAAAATACCATAATGTTCTTCTAAAATAACAAAAATAAATTGTGTATTTATATTTTTGAAATCTACAGATTCAATAGACCATTCGATAAATGTTTTACCATTCAACGGTATGAGAGGTTTTATATTTTTAAATCCTTCTTTTGCAAATCGGCTACCCAACCCAGCCATCGGTATTAAAATATTTATATTGT